TGCGTTGTCGTGCACGATCCGCGCTTGCTCGCGGTCGGCCGCCACCGCGTACACCTCGGCCGCCGGCTCGCCGTCAAACCGCGCCAAGTAGATCCCGAGGCCGGCGCCGAGCGGTGACTTGCCCCACCCTTTCGGGCAAAACGCAAACACCTTGCGAAACCGCCGCGATCCGTCCTCGGTGCGCCGCCAGCCGAAGGCCGGCTTAACGATCAACAGGGCTTGATCGTCGCGAAGCTCGAAGGGCTCGCCGGCAAACTCGCCCATATGATGCCGGAGGAACAGCGGAAAGAAATTCGCCGCGCGCTCGGCCTTCGCGCCGTCCCAAAAATACCGGCCCTCGTGTGTTTCCCACCGGCGGCGCAACGTCGACCACTCGGCGCGGAAGTCGAGCGACACGCCCGGCCAGCGTTCATGAGGCGGCGGGCCCGAGCCCCACCACGGGCGCGGCCCGCCACCCGAGCCCCTCGACCGTCGCGGCCGCTCGAGCACGCCGGCGCCGCTCACGGGCGGCCCCGCGCGCACGCGTTGCACACCCCTTGCTCGCGGGCCTCCCGCTCACTCATGATCCGCCCGCACCCCGGACACTCGCGCGGCTCGCCGCTCATCCGCTACCCTCGAGAAACTTCGCCCGCGCCTTGTCGAGCCCGGTCAGCGTCGGCGCCTTCGGCCCGACCTTCACCACGCGCGATCGCGAAGTCGGCGTAAATCCGAGTTCGGCGTCGACCTTCAGGAGTAGGGTCAAGGTTTTCGCCGCCATGGTCAGGGCCGGATTCGGAATCAGATAGCCGCGCGTCCCGACCTCGATCACGTTGGACGCATAGCCGGCCGCCTCGGTCAGTTGCCGGCGCCGATTGGCCCACAATTCACAATGCGCAATCGCCAAAGCCCGATCCGCCGCGGTGACTTGCCCGAGCCGAATCGCCGGCGCGACCACCCGCGCCCATTCCGCCCGCGCGATCTCGTCGGTCAATTCCTCGGGGCATGCCGGCTCGAGCGCCTCGGGTACCGGCTCGTCGAGGTTGATCGCCCGCTTGCCAGGGTTGCCCCGAAGCAGCTTGAGCACCGTCGGGGTTGGTTTCCGCCCTTTGTGGCTCATACCGGCCCCCGAGGTTTCACGTGTAACATTTCGGCCCATCCCGAGGGTGTTTCGCTTCGGTACACGCCGTTTCGGTGTCCCATTCCGGCCCTTGTGGCCTCACCCTCGGCGACCACTAGCGCCCGCGCCCAATTCTGTAATTTTCGTGCCAGACCTAACGGTTTCGTCGGTCAAATTACGGTTTCGTTAGGATTTACCCCTTCGCCGGATCCGCGGAGGTGCGTTCCGTGCCGGCAGCGGGTCGCGGCGGCGGCCAAAATTACAACTTTGTAATCCCCCCCTTACCCTTCGTAATCGTTTTGTTGGCATGGCACTTGCCGCACAGCAATTGCACGCGATCAAAATCGCACACGAGTACCGGATTCGAACGCTCGAGCGGCGTTAATGGTGGCTCGTGGTCGAGGTGCAAGCCGTGCGAGGTCATTAGGCCGGCCCGCTTGCAGGCACTATCCGCCGTGCGGGGCCCGGTGGGTAGCACCGCCCCGCATACGGGCACGATCCCGAGGGCGATCAGCCGGGCGAGATACCGGGGCCGAAAGCGTTTCCAGTATCGAGAGTCATACCCTCGAGCGGCCGAGGATCCCCGATGCTGACTCTTGACCGTTTGACACCTCGGGCACGGGGTACCGCTTGGTACCCGTTGCCCACACCTCGAGCACAGGCGATCAGGTGCGATCGGCATGGGCGGGGAGGGGCTCGGGCTCGAGGGCTCGAGCAGGGGGGGCCAGGCCTTCGGCGGTCGAGCAGGGGGGCACCTCGAGCGGGGCCTCGAAGGGGGGAGGGGCCTCGAGGGGCACCGAAACAGGGGGGCCCATTTGTCGGATCGTCATCGGGCGAGCCGAAGGTTTACAACGTCAAGCTCGCACTCGAAACGAAACTCGCCACCCGACCAGGCAAAGAGAAACATGGCGCGATGCCGCTCGACTTGTCGACGTTGCGTGATGATCACGTTGTCATCGGGTTGCACCGACCAGACGAAATGCCCGTCACTGTCGATCGTGACATTGTTCGAATTCAAAATATCTTGCGACTCTCGGCCGTTGATAATGCCGGGTTGCGGGGAGCCGCCGCCGGCGCCGGTGTCCCAATCGTAGAGGGTCAATTCGGCCGAGGTGAGGCTCGCCGCGGGGACCGGATCCCCGTTGGCGTCCACGATATCGCCCTCGATCGTCCCGCTCGTGTGCTCGTCAAATCGAAATCGGTCGAGCGCCATGGTTCCCTTTCTCATCATCGGCAATCGTGTATGCAACCACCGCTTGCAGCCGCCGGCGCAACCGGGCGAAATCCCGCCGCACGCCTCGCGGAACATCGGCCGCGCGCGCCGCAACCTCGAGGGCATCGGTCAAGACATGCAGATCGATGATCCGCAACGGTGCGAGCAATTCCTCGGCGGTCAGTCTCGGCGGCATGCCTCACTCCATGTTTTCGATCGTCGCACTTCGGCCCGACAGGCTCGCGCGCGGTTTGCGCACCGTCGGAGCCCCGACCCGTGCACTACTCCCGCGCAAGCTCGCGCCCGGTGTCCTCGAGGCGAGGCCGGTCACCTCGATCGGCCCGGTAATGATCACGACCTCGGGCGCGGTCATCGGCCCTTGGCCGAAATACCCTTGCGCAAACGAAAAAGCGCCAAACATTACAGATCGTCTTTCGATCCGTCGCTAGGAAGCGTGCCGAGATAGGCCAGCGTGGAATCGAGTAACGTCGGTTTTCGTCGACTCGCCTCGAGCATTTCCGCTCGAGCCTCGCGCCATTCCTCGGCGCAATCGGTCTCGGTGTATTCAGGAAACCAGGGCCCGCCTTCGGTCCAATGCAGGATCTTGGCGCGCGGATTTGACGGGTACTCGCCGATCAGCCAATTCCACTCGAGCGGGAGTTTTCCGATCATGCCGTCGGTGGTCCACGTGAAGCGGTGAAGCTCGAGGCCGGTCGCCTCGTTGACAAACGCCGGCGACAGCGCGCGGCAATTGTCGCAATTGAACACGATCAAACTTGACCAGTTTTTGCGCGGGTACGCGGTTTGGACTTGCCCGAGAAATTTCGTCTCGGCGCGCGGCGTGTATTCATGCTGGCACACGTAGATCGCGCGTTGCTGTAAGCGCGGCGTGTCGAGCATGAGGTCGGCCATGTCGACACGACACAACATATCGCAATCCATGAAGATCGCGATCCCTTGGTAGTCGCACAAATAGGGCACGAGAAACCGCGTCAGGGAAAACTCGGTGCTTTCGGTCGGCCCGCGCTCGCGCCGATAGAGGCCGCGGAGTTGCCGCCGCACGAGCGGGGTAATGCTGATCGGGATCGTCGCATGTTTCAGAATCGAGGCCGCGAGCACGTGGTACGCGACCGTTTCTTGTGCGTCGAACCCGATAAAGATGCGGAATTGTTGATGCGTGATCATCGTTGCCCCATGGAATGCTCGTAATCGAGGGCGGCGGCCGCGGTCGGGTAGGGGATCTTGAGGCGCGCGCGGAGGTCATCCTCGAGATCGTCGCGGAGCGCCACAAGCTCGCCGGTGGAGAGGTGATCGGTGCAAACGAAGGATTGATAATTATGCGGGAGGCCCTTATAAAAATTCACGTCGGCCAAGTGATCGACGTGGTGCCCGTGCAAGCGGTCGCCGTTTTTGGCGGTGTAGGTATACACGCCGGGCGCGGTTTCGATCGTCTGATCCCAGTACGGCGTACCGGGATACACCGTAATAATCGTCGCGTCGAAATCATCCGGCGTGACCTCGAGGAGCCAGCGTTTTGTTTCGGCGACCGTCTCGAGCGACTCGCCGGCATGCCCGATCGACATCAGGGCCTTGACCGCGATCCCATGCCGGCGCAAGGTCTCGACCGCGCGCGTATTGTCCTCGCGCGTCGCCCGCTTTTGCATGTTCTCGAGCATGCGCGGCGAGCCGCTTTCGAAGCCGATCAAGATTTGCCGGAAGCCGGCGCGGAACATCGCCGCGGCCATCTCCTCGGTGAGTAATTCCGCTTTGACCAGGCCGCGCATGCGAAACGACACGCCGAGATCCGCTTGCAGGGCGCGCATGAGGTCGAGCGCCTCGAGAAACGCCGGGTTAACGTTCAATTCATCATCGAAAAACATAAAACCGCGGTAGCCGTAGGCCTCGACGAGGTGCCGAAGCTCGGCGATCACCGCGGCCGAGGTGCGGGTACGGACCCGCCGCAAAAACGCGCTCGAGCGGCCGCCGCAAAACGTGCACCCGAAGGGGCACCCGAGTTGCGCGATCAGGGAGGTTGCCGGCACGCCGTCGATCGCGTAGTGATAGCGCGACATCTCGAGGAGGTCGCGCGCCGGCAACGGTGCCGCGGTCAAGTCAGCTTTCGACAGAAACAGCGCCGAGTCGGGATCGTCGGCATCGATGAGGGCGGGCGGGTCGGGCTCGAGGGCGAGGGCGATCGCGCGCTCGCCGTCGCCGGCGATACAGACATCGAAGATCGCCGCCAGTTCGGCCATGGCCCGACAGGCCCGGCCCGGTGCCCGGCGGGCCCGCTCGAGCCGCGCCGAAGCCTGCATCAGCGTGACATGCGGCCCGCCGAGCACGAGCCGGGCCGGCGTGATGGCGCGCAGCACCCGCGCGAGGCGGGCGGCCGCCGGCATTTGCGGCATGGTCGCGGTCACGCCGTACACCTCGACCGGCCCGTTGGCGTTGAGGTCGGCCCAGATCGCCGCCTCGACATCCGCCACGCCGGCGAGGTCGAGCACCCGTACCGCATGCGTCGGCCGGAGCGCCGCCGCGACTTTCAACACCCCGAGGCTTGGAAACACCCTTTCATCGATCAGAAACGAGGAGGGCGGGATCACAAATGCGATCCTCACGCCGCGATCCTCGCGAGCAAATACGGTTTGCGGTGTTTCCCCTTGTAGTGCACGAGCGCCGCGCGCGGCGTGTCGGGATCGTCGAGGCCCTCGGGCGGGAAGTTGTAGATCATGCCCGGTAGCACTTTGACGCGATACCGGCCCGAGGCCGCGAGTGTACAAATGGCCTCTTGATCCCCGGTCCAGCTTGTTTGTAACGCCGGCCGGCTTGTCAGGTAGCGCACGACCTCGGCCCAGAAGGCCGGCGCGCGCGAAAACACCACGCCGGCGTTATAGGGAAAGCGCGCCACATACTCGGGTTGCCCGCCGGCGCGATAGCCGCCTCGAGGGGTTTTCGTCCACTGTCGATCGGCGAGCGCGACATCGAAGGGATCCGCAAACACCGCGCGCACGTCCCGTTGCGCGATGACATCGGTATCGAGCAAGAGCCAGTCGCCGACCAGGCTCGCGAAATGCCGCGCCCGATGCAGCGACAGCGGCGCCGCTGGGAGGCGATGCACGTCGACACCGGACACGGCCGGGCTCGTTTCATCCGTCAGCTGCACCAGGCGCACGCCCGGCATCGCGGCGCGCACCGACTGCAGCATCGTCGGGGTCCAGCGCGGCTGTGCGCCGGTGAGATAAAAGCCGACTCTCATGGCCGCACCAGAAGAAATTTTCTGGTCCCGGCGGCTGCCGCCTTGAAGGTGGCGGCCACGGCCCGCCAATCGAATGCGGGAACGGCTGTCCATGTACAGCCCTCGTCGGTCGGACTGGACAGAATGCGATAGTCGCCCTCACCGTCAAAAGCACTCCCGACCAGACGTTGCGCGATCACGGCGTACGACGGCGTAAAACTGTCGACCGCAAGCGTTTCGGTTAGGTTGCAGATCGTAAAGGCGAATTCCAGTTCCTCGTTTTGTGCCGTCAGGGCGGTGAGGTCGCCGGTGTTGCGCGTACCACTGGTGCTCTCGCCCTCGGCGCCCACGTCAAACGGGGATACCGCCGCGATCCCGGAAAATTCCGCCGCGCAGCCCCACGCGCCCACGGGAAACGCGCTCACGTGCGTGGCCGTAATCGTGCAACTGCCGCCCGTGGTGATGATCGAGGCAAAGATCGCCGCCGACCACGCCGACGGTTGGGGCGTGGTCACGACGTAGCGCACATACGTGTTGCCCAGATTGTCCGTGACCCCATCGGTGGACCATTCGCCCGTATCGAACTGACCCAGCCCGCCGACGCCGACGACGACTAAATTGCCCGCGGTCACGTTGGCGCTAAAGGTGCCTGACGCGGTGTCGGTCACGCCGGCCGTCAAACTCAGACTCTGCACGAGCGCGATCATGGCAGCAACGCCTTCGGCACGAGCGCCGCGAGCGTGCTCGAGCCGGCGAGCCGGTGATCGGGCTCGACGAGGATCCAGCCCTCGGGCACGGTCGCCCCGAGGAGTTTCGCGTTGATCACGCCTTTTTGGTGCTCGAGGTAATCGTCAAAAACATAGAGCGTGCGATCACTCGAAAGGCGCCGAATGAGATCGAGATCGTCGCGTTGGATCCGCCCGTCAAAGAAAAACAGATCGGCTTTTACGCCGGCCCCGACGAGGTGCCGAAACATCCGCGTACTTTTCCAGTAGGGGAAGAGGTGCAGGCCCGGCCGCGGCCGAAGGCAATCGTTATGCGAGTCGCACGTGTACACGTGTTGTGTCGCCTGCATCGCGAGGGTTGAATTGCCGATAAACGTGCCGATCTCGATGATCGTCGCCGGCCGTTGCTTCACGGTGAGCGCGCGCAATTGGCACATTTGCGGGATCGTGATCGATCCCGTGTTGTATTTCGCGAGCTTGCGCCGCGGCTCGTTGGCCGCCGCCAGCGCGGCCATCTCGGCGCGGAGGGCCT